CAAAATAAGTGCAAAGACAGGTTGCCAAGTATTCGCAAAGTGCAGGACTGCCGAACTGCCTGAGATAGCCGTTGCAATGGCTGCCGTTGTATCATTGTCGAAGTGTTTCACTTACAAAGTAATTATCTCAACTTGTGTAGGATAGATTGCATTTAACGCATCGTACACGGCGTAAATTAACAATGCTTCGGCACTGATAGTTTCATAGGCATCAACTGATAATTCAAGGTTGGAAAAAGTGGTGTTAAAATCTTGAATCCCTTGAATCGGGGCTTTGCCTTCTGCCAATGCCCCAACACTTGCAAAAACAAATGTTGCGATTTGGGCGGGGATAATTCCGTCTTTTTGGTCTTTAACTGATGCGTAACCTTCTGCGATTACGACTACTGAACCCGATGGGATTGATAAACCGCTTGTAAGGTTTACATTACTATTGATTTTGATTGCTTTCATATATTTACAAAATTAAGTGTTTTACATTGTGGTATGAGAAACTTTACGCCATGCTGTACCATCGTAAAAACAAGGGCACGCCAAGGTTGTATTGTAAACTTCCAAACCATTTGCGGGTGAAGCAATGGCATTGATTTGTGTAGTTGTCATTCGGGGTGGTAAGAATCCACGAGTTGTTGAGTTTATTTGCACTAATGCACTTGCATCACTAACCGCACTACCAAATATAACGGGAGTTCCGTTTTCTTGGGTTGTTGAACCCGTTGTACCAGCACCAGTATTATTTACACGAGACCCAATGAATAAGGGATAGTTTTGTGTCTTTGCAGCACCTTCCGTATATCCATCTATATATGATGCCCCACTTCCAATAACTAAAAAACGCAAAGCGGGTGATTGACCAGAATCAATGAAACCTACTGCAAATTCACCTTCACGAGTTGATATTGATTGCCCCGCACTTGTAGTACCTAGTCTAAATCTTAATCCCGTTGCGTTATACCCTCTGACCATTTGGTCATCTGTAACTTGTAACGCCGTATTCCCCGCACTATTCTGCACCAAAAGCGATGTAGTGGCGGAGGTTGAGCCACTGCCACGGATGCCTAATCTTGCACCTAAATCTAAAATTCCATTTCTATAAGTATTTCCTGAAATTGTTGTGTTACCGCCAATTTGATTAAATCCACCAACTGCACTAAAACCATTTGAGCCATAAGAAATTTCTGCACCTTGTGTTCCATTCAAGAATATATGAGCATCGTTCAATCCAACAGACCCCGCACCAAATATGTTTACACCCGTAGTTGTACGGGTTCTAATTTGCCCATTGACATCTAATGTTTCCCCTGGCGTATTCGTGCAAACCCCCAACCTTTTATTGGTGTTATCCCAAAAGAAGTTAGACGCATCACTTGCAAACGCACTTCCGTTGCTGAACTGAATTGCACCCGATACACCGCTTGGAGTAACGATTGGAATTGGAATGTCACCCGAACCAAGCAATGAAGTTGAATTGACTGTCTTAATGGATACACCACTTACTAAAGTTGGTTGAACTGCAATATCACCGCTTCCGAGCAATGTGGTTGAGTTTATTGTCTTGATGTTTGTGCCTGATACAAGAGTTGCTTGTTTTGTCGCAAGTGCAGTTGTGACCGCAGTTTGAACGGGCAAGTTTGCCAACTGAACTTTGGTCGTTGTGTTTGTTGCTATGTCAACAACTGGAAACACATCATCCGTTGTCGGGGTTGTTAATTCGGTTAGGTCAGTTATTCTCTTGTTGCTCATAATTCTAAAAAGTTGCCGTCTTGAGTTCGCATAAACTCGTTGTTTGTTGTAAGTAAATATCCAATGAATGCACTATCAAAACCGATATAGTCGCCATTTTGAGTCGTGAGAAAGTTCAAATCTTGAGTCACTAAAAAAGTGAAATTGTCTTGTATGATTGTTTCACTCAGATTCGGTGTGTAACTCTTTGCACTTTGCGTGATGTTGTTTTGCTTTGATGACAAACTTGGAACATAACTCTTCGCACTCTGAGAAATGTTTCTTTGCTTCTTTGATTCCGCAAAATTGTAAGTTTTCAAATTCAGCGTGTAGTCAATCTTCTTTGATGCAAGTGTGGGTTTATATACCTTACTTGTCAAACTGCGATTAGATTGCTTCTGAATGAGTGTGGGGTTGTATTCTTTGGAATCAATCAAAGCAATTCCATCAAATCCAAAAAAATACCCATCTTGAGTCAGCAACACTTCGCCTTCTTGAGTCGCTAACCCAAAGAATACATCAAACGGTGATGTTGGCAATATGTTGTGTTGCTTGTTCACGCTGGTGAATAGAACACTTCAGGTTGGTCAACTAACTGACATTTCAAAACTCCGATTTCTACAAGCTCATTCGCAAGGTCAGGATTTGTGTTGACGGCTGATGTTTGTGCATAAACTTTGTATTCGTACTCTCCATTCAAAAGAGTGAATGTCGTTCCTTCAACTACTGCAAATTTGTTGTATCTCTCCGTTTGTGTGGAGATGTCTGTCAAGATTACATTGACCACTTGATCAGTCAACAAATGCGTCATACTAAATAGGAATTTAGGATTCGCAATCGTGACTTTCTCGGTCAGCGTTAAATACCAATTTTTGGATTCGGCTTTTGTAATCAACAACATCAAGAGAAAATAGCGACTTGAGTTTTATGTAACAAAAAAGGGTGAGCAAATGCCCACCCCCTTTCTCTATGAATCAAGCGTACTTAAATTCCTAATGTAGTCACCACCGATGCTTGTAAGATGAACGGTGCTTCGGCTTCGATTGCGGATAGAGTTACTTCGTATCCAGTAGAGTCACCCATTGCAGTACCCGTGTTGCTGACCATTGCAGTCACATCACAACCCAAGTCCTTACCAGCCAACCAATACTCATCGTTGTTCGTTTTAACAATCGCATAGCAACGACCTTGTGCAAGAAGTTTCATCTCATTGCGTTTGGTTGTTGACAATCTGCGAAGTTTGAACGCGATGTCGGCTTGGTTGAAAGATGTGCCGTTCTCAATCGAAACATTTGTGGTGTTTGTCAATGATCCGGTTGCTTTCGGTAGCTCGTAAGTGTATACATCGCCACTCACCACAGTTGTCGCAGTAACTACACCACTAACAACGGTAAACTTAGATGCAGTCCAACTGATTAGGTGGATGCTTTTGATACCTCCGATTGCTTCTTTGCAATCAAGGGTAAATCCTGATGTTAATAAACAAGGCATCCTATCTCAGATTAAAGTGTGAAATAAACAACTTCTCCTGGGAATGCAACCTGCACACCATAAGCGAAAGTCAAACGGAAACGAACTTCATCGTTATCTTGAGAATACCACAATTTCACATCCTCTTCTTCGTTTGCAAGGTCAGTACCTAAGAAGAAGTTTGACAATGAACCGGCAACCAATTTGTTTGTTCCGTTCAAACCACCAACGGCAATCAAGGTCATATTTGTACCAGGATAAACCATTTTCATTTCAGTTGCAGCATCAGCTACATAGTGGTAAAGATTGGCGTTCTTCAAGTTTACCAACATCAACTTGTAAGCGTCAACACCCAAGAAACAAACTAAGTCAGTTTTTGAAGCAACTGCACCAGGGATGTTTGCGTAGATTTGATCCAAGATATCATCAATGTTTGCATTGGTGATTGAAGTGAAAGTCGTTGGTGTTGCGTTACCCAATACTGGAGATGCAGCAGCAATAATCTTGTTGAATCCGTCAAAACGGTTTAAGTTAGGGTTACCACTTGCAGTATCACCTTGCCAAATTGCAGTTTCCAAAGTTTGTGCAATCACGGCTGCTTTCTCGTTACCAATCTGCTCCTCAAAAGGAATCATTGTTGGTGAACCGGGCATAATTTGTGTTTGCATCCACTTTGCTTCCAAAGTTTTAGGACAAAGAGTTTCTTCAACTTTAACTGCACCAACGGTGATGTTTCTTTGTGTGAAGGTAGTTGTTCCGCTTGGATTGTATCCGCAGCCATCAGCTTGAAAGAATACAGTTGAAGCAAGAATGTTCAAGGCAGCAGATGACTTAACACCTACTTGCACTTGGTTAGCAGCGTACATCGCAGCAGCGGTCTTTCCGCTGAACAATGCCTTAACGAGTAAATCGGTTGATTGCTCGTTGTTGTAATTCGTGAGTGATCCGACTGAAAATGCCATAGTTTTAGTTATTTATTTAGTGAGTTTTTTAATCTTTTCAATGCTTCAAACTG